TAAAAACAATGCAAGCTGCTAAAAGTTTTCAATTAGGTTGGATCGTAGATGAAACACCAGATAAGATTACCCTGTGTGCTGCGATAGCTCCAGGCGAAGCTCCAGATGAGGAGGATGATGTTGATGGCGATTTAACTGTTGAGAAAACATGGATCAAAGAGATCTATGAACTTAAACCAAGGAGGATAAATGCAAAAGACGTTTTTAAAGTTAAGAGCTTACAAAAACGATAAACCCAAAGGCCCAAAGTATTCATGGAAGAAGTTTAAGCTAGAAGAAGCTATAACTTTACAGCCAGGAGAATATGATATTGATATTTGGGAGAACTGGGCCAATAAAAAGGTTGATGATAGAGGCAACACCAAGGAACAAGAATACCTAACTGTTGAGATCAAAGAACCTTGGAAAAAACCAGATAGTCCATCTACAGATAACCCTGGAGATGACATGGATGATAATATAGGGTTTTAATGGCCAAAGAGAAGCTTACAAGGTATAAGTTTGTTAAATGGGGTACAAAGGCCCAGGAAAGTCAAAACACTACTCCAGAGCCTTTAAAATCGTTTTTCTTCTATTTGGAAGATGAGAATGATTTGGATTATTTAATCCACCCAGATGTTAAAAAGATTGTGATAGAGAAACATGGCAAAGACTAAAGCAGATACAGTACACCCAGTAGTTAAATATGGCGGTGTAAGAATGATCCAGAAAAGGATTAAACGTAGTGAAATCATAGACCATAGCAAAGACGCAGTGGCCCAGGAGCTTGTGGATCTATCAACATCTAACATAACCGATATTATTGATTGGGAAAATGGCAAGATCCGATTAAAGGAAATAAACGAAATACCACAGAAAGCTTTGAGATCCATTAAGAAGATAAGGGTATATGGAAAAGAAAACAGTAACTTTGAAGTAGAGATGCATGATAAAATTAGATCTCTACAAACTGTAGCCAAAGCGGCAGGATTATTAGAACAGGAGAAATCAGATGATGATAAACCTGCTGTAATTGGTATAAAGATTGAAGGCCCAGATAAGGTAGAAATTAAGGAAATGAAATATGCCAAGAAGAAGGATGACCAGGGAGGAAGTGGACAGGATCACAGCATTGATGCTGACGACAGCGACCAACGACCAGAAACTGGCGACCAGGATAGGATTGAGAAAATTTGAACTTCGGCATTTGTTTAATGGACAAAGGCTTGAAGATGACACAAGAATAAATGCTTTGTTCACTTACTTGGAAGGAGAAAAGCATAGACAGAATATGGACAAGTTACGAAGGAATGGTTTATGAAATTTATTTTGGTTATGTATCTATGCAGCACGATTACCAATCAGTGTCCAACAAGCAGCATCCCAGGTTATCAATTTAATTCACACTACGATTGTGTGTACGCAGGTTATGCTATTGCCCAAAAAACCTATAAAAATTTGCTAGAGTATGAAGAAGATTTTGATATAGATAGATTGAACCGAGAAAAATTAGTTGTAAAATTTGAATGTAGATCTGTGAACAATGTCTAAAAAAAATTCTAAAAACAAACAATGGCTGCTTTGGAATATCTATCATACTGTGTTAGCTGTACTACTTGCAGGGCTTTTAGTAATTGAGTTGATAGAGCTAATATGGATGATCTAAAATTTAATTTTAAAAAATCTCCAACAGTTTATGACTTCCTCCAGGACAACAGTTTTGTAAGAGGAGTTGTTGGGCCAGTTGGATCTGGTAAATCTTATGCTTGTGCTGCAGAAGTTTTCATGCGAGCAGTAAAACAAAAACCTTCTCCTAAAGATGGAATTAAGTATAGTAGATTTGTTGTTGTTAGAAACTCATATCCAGAATTAAGAACAACAACTATTAAAACCTGGCAGGAGATTTTTCCAGAAAATATCTGGGGTGGGATGAGATGGTCGCCTCCTATCTCTCATCATATCAAGTTGCCTGCCAGGGAAGGAGCTGCAGGAATTGATTGTGAAGTTATATTCCTAGCATTGGATCAGCCTAAAGATGTAAGAAAACTTTTATCACTAGAACTTACAGGAGCTTGGGTTAATGAAGCACGAGAACTTCCTAAACAAGTTATTGATGGACTAACACACAGAGTTGGAAGATACCCAAGTAAAGCAGATGGCGGCCCTTCCTGGAGAGGTGTATGGATGGATACCAACCCAATGGAAGATGACCATTGGTGGTATGATATTTCTAAAAAAGGATCTTTGCCTAAAGGAAAGTTTGGATGGAAATTTTTTGAACAGCCTGGCGGAGTAAAAGAAGTTTCTAATGTAGATCTACCAGAGATGCCAGAAGCTAATGGATATACTTTTGCTGCAGGTAGTTGGTGGAAAGAAAATGAAGTTGCAGAAAATATAAATAATTTACCAAGCGGATACTATACGCAGATCCTAGCAGGTAAGTCTAAAGATTGGATAAGATGTTATGCAGAAGGTAAATATACTTTTGTCCAGGATGGAAAACCTGTGTGGAGTGAATATGATGATGCTTCTATGTGTGTTGAAAGATTAGAACCAGAGCCTGGCTTTCCTATTGTGATTGGCCTGGACTTTGGATTAACACCTGCTGCAGTTTTTGCTCAACGATTAGGAAATGGTAGATGGCATATACTGCATGAACTTGTAACGTTTGATATGGGCCTAGAAAGATTTGGTCAAATATTAAAATCAGAAATAGAAATAAAATATCCTAAATATGATTTATCAATATGGGGAGATCCTGCAGGTTCATCCAGGGATCAGATCTACGAAGTAACAGCATTTGAACATTTAAAAAGTTTAGGCATCATGGCTAAACCAACTGCAACAAATGATTTTAAAACTAGACGTGAAGCTGTTGCAGCTCCTATGACCAGGCTAATAAATGGTAAGCCTGGATTTTTAATTGATAGTAGATGCAATAGAATTAGAAAATCACTAGCAGGTGGTTATCATTTTAAACGAGTACAAATATCTGGACAGGAAAGATTTAAAGATCAACCAAATAAAAACCAACACTCCCACGTAGGAGATGCTTTGGGTTATTGTTTATTAGGTGGTGGAGAATTTAAAAGATTAACTAGACCAAATCAAACTGGGATTGTTAGAGCAGCTCTGGCAAAATTGGATTTTGATTTATGGTAGATCTGCAAATCAATGAGCTAGAACAGCTTATGGGCCTGGATGGTGTCAATAAAAAAATTACACATTTTCATCCTAAACATTTGTGGTTGATTAATTTAAGGGATCATGAGAAAAAGTATTTTGATTATATTCCTGGATATGAAAGTTACTTGGCTAAAAATACAATTCATAATGCTTCTTACACTGGTTACTATTTTGGCAAGCCAGTGGTTTCCTTTGGCCTACTAAATATCTTTCCAGGAGTAGCAGAAGCCTGGCTAATACCTAGCAAAGACTTGAATAATTTAAAGGTTGCCCTGCCTTTCCATAAAGCTACCAAGGCTTTTTTTAATAATGCTTTCCGATTATTTGATCTGCAACGCATACAGTGTACAGTTGATATTACGAATAAAGATGCTTTGAAGTGGATTGAAACTATGTTATTTACTAGGGAAGGCATAATGAAAAAATTTGGCCCAGATGGCCATGATTATGTTTTGTATAGTAGAATAAAAAACTAGGAGAAAATATGGGCGGTATAATATCTAAACCTAAAGCACCACCACCACCACCAAAAGTGGAGGCGGATGTTTCAG